CTCGGACTCTCCCTCAGGATCAGGCGATGCCTGGTCCCAACCATCCCCCTAGAGGGGTGATCTCCACCCAAGTTTCATGCTGATCGACTTGGGACGACCAGTTCGTTCCAAATGGTCACTCGAGACCTGAGGAGTGTTACCTCTCCAGGATCCATCTACGGCCGCAAGGCCATCGACGGATATGCTGGATGAGTAGCAGGCTTCAACAGCCTTAGAACTACTCTTGTCCAACTTGAGCAAACACTTGAGAAGGGCACCAGCCCCGTCGAGAGGATCTCTCGGGGGTTTGGCCTCCACTACAAAGCCCCTGACTAGGGGACTTTGGAGGTTTGGGCACAGCCGATGGCTAGAGAACAAATTAATGTTCTCAGCTAGAAAGCTGACCCTGCCCAGCAGAGGAGATGATGGCCTGATGGTGGGGAAGTGTTTCAATAACTTCTCCAATACCCCATCGAGCCACCTCACCGTCTTCCAGTAACCACTCATATAGAGTTGGTTCCGGAGTGAGACGAGCGAAATTATCTCCCTAACGGACTTCCGTTGTGTCGGAAACGCTTGCCGGACACGTACGATTGAAACGTCGTGCCCATTAAAGTACTCCCGACCACAAGACTCTCTGAACTTTCCAGTCCAGAATGACTTGTCGCTCCCCACCTTCGCACCGAAATGCGAAAGTGTAGTGACAACGGACTCCACATGATCTGCGGGGACAATCAAGTCGTCCCCGAAGACACGCACCAAACCTACGTAGCCCTTAAGGCTACGAGGGGTGAGTGACTCGTTAAGCGATCTCTGAATCCCGAGGAAGATCAATGTCGTGAAGACCATTGCTTCGAAAGGAAAACAGAGCGCTGAACCCATAGACGCAAACTTCGAGAGGCGGATTACTCTGCCATCTGGAAGCTTTGCCCGGCGCGATCTGCTAGCATCAACAGCCCCTGAAAGATGGGGCCACTGGTGAAGCATTGCACGGACGAGCTGATTAGATACCCTATCGGAAGCGTCACTCAGATCGAGTGTCGCAGTTCGGTTATCAACCGAACCCTGACGAGCCAACTCCTGATTAGGGAGTTGATCGTCAAAACCGATAACCCTCGCAAGGAAGTCATCCTTGTAGAAGTGCGCGAGAAAGGTCTGGAGAACGGCCTGCTGCATATACTGCATACAGGTCGGCTCCATGGCAATTACTCGCGGGGTCTTGAGCGTCTTAGGAACAAGGGTAACCTTAACAGGTACCTCTGCACCAGGTTCGAGGAAGTCAACTCCTCCGAGTTGGTCATAAAAGCGCCAATTCGGGAGAAGGTTCTCACCGGCCGCGAGGCCGGCCTTCTCGAGACGTTCGGTCCAGACGGACTGGCGATACTTGCGGTTTCCCGACAAGCCGTCAGCCGTCGATCCTGGGCCGTGCTTGGGTGCGTAAGCACCAAGGTAAATATCTCTATCAACCTTGGTGAACAGAGCCCCGTAGAGCATGTTCGACATAGAAACGAACTCAGCAAGATCTCTCTCGTTGAGTTCACTGTCGAACAAACGGACTTCCTGCTCACACTCGACATAGTTCATGACGGCCTGAATCTGGCGCTCTAACGAGCACTCCAGTTCGATCTTGCCAAACGCCAGTGTTAACTGGCGCAAAGCACGGATCGAGGCCGTACATGGCTCATCGAGTAACGAGCCACTACGTTTGTCGAACACACGACTGAAGAAACCCGATAGAAACATCGGGAAACTTCTCCCGCGTTCTTTGCAAAACGCGGGATGGCTAGTCACCTGGCCTTGGTCTATCCATTTTTGGATGGACTTCCCAAGGTCAGGTAGGGTTATCGTTAAAAACGACAACCCCTCGTGTTCAACACGTGCCGCGACGGTATTAATGTCGCGGCTGGCGCTAGTGTAGCATTGCTCGGCAGATTCCTCTGCCAAGCGGAACCAGAGTGACATCAGGCTTTTCATCGACCCTCCTTTATAGAAGGTTGCCGAATCCATAGCCTACGTCACCGAGCGAACGCCGCTGAGGACACCGAAAGGTGTCCCAAGCAACACACACCACGGAGTGGAAGTACCAGCCAAATCACTAGAAGAAGGGGACAACCCCAGAGAGCTTTTCGCTTACACTGGAGAAGCCGTCATCAGCTAGTGAACTGAAGATACGACCAAGGATGGAAAAGAGAGCGAAGATGGCAGTCAGCGTTTTATAGCTGACTTTCACCGTCACCTCAATTCCAGTTCCTTTTTCGTCTTCAAAGCGACGATGCCCGTTTGTATTCGGGGCATCGTCCTCGCTACGACTCACCGCCGAGCAGTTTGGCGATGACCGCATCCGAAGACGCAGAGTACAGGGTTTTGAAGCCCGTGTAGATCTGCATAAGCTCGGTATTCGTGTACCCAGCAGGCGGAACGTCAACGACCATGTAAATGGCCGAATTGACTTTCACGTTCTGCGTGGGCACATACGGATCCGCGCTAACCTTCGCGTGGTCGAACCTCAGAAGCCGTCGAGTCCTACCCTGTTTTACCAGGTTATGGTTAATCGACAGCCTCCACAACCCATCAGCACTTGTGTACGCTGACTCGCTCCCTTCCGAAAAGGTTCTCGGGAGAGATTGGGTCACCGCATTAATGGTGATGGATTGAGGGTCGGCTAGTGACATAGGCATCACTCCTAGGATCAGGTTCTCTGACCCCATTGGCGTTTTGGTACAGGCAACAGCTGTCGCTAAACACGGGATAAACCCAGTGCCGCAACGATGGCTTTTTGCCGGTTGGAAAAACCGGCAAATGTCAAGCCAAAACCAAAGGGTGTCGCTCTCCGCCTCAATTTCGTTTCCGAAATCATCATGAGGACAGGAGGCCTTCCGGTATACCAGTTAACCAAACCGGTAGGTCCAGAAAATGAGTACGAATCACGGACAAATGAATGCTCCATGATATAACCGTACTTCATGACAAGACCATCTGATCCGAAGGCATCGGCGTTGTGTATAACATCGCCGAAATTGCCAAACCAGTCAGCGGCCCAGCTCCAGGGAGCCAAGTTCCATAGAACCTCAGGAGTAAGATCAAGTCCGAGAATTTCCCGAGCTTGACCTACGCGTTCCACCAAACCGTCTCCTCCGAAGTTATCGGGGAGATGATAAGTAAACGCGCCTGAGAACCAACGCCGAACGAATGTTTCTCGGCGACGGATAACTTGACCCTTGTTGATGGTCGGTGTGTCCCAGTGGTAAGGACCAAGGGGAGCACCAAATACGGATAGGTTAGAACGATGAACCGTATCCGTTGACGACCATTCAATGGGAAAAGCATACCTACGTCGGACTACCTTCCCAGCATCCTTAAGATACTGGGAAACGATCTTGTCGAATTTCATGATTGACTTAGAAAAGTCTTTCACGTCACTCACAAGTGGTTGCCAACCAAACTGTAAGTTCAGGTACTCACCACCGGAATCTCTTGCGACATCCCGGAGCGAGCCTGACCGTTGCTTCCAGATTGTGGATCCCAACATATTAGGGATCCCTTCTCTGTAAAGCTCAGCAAGGCTAACAGCCAAGTCCATCACGCTATTGGTAGGAGCGCAAAGTGCAATGGCCTTTGTCCCAAACGCAGCCAGTGTTTGATCACTGGAAGCGATGAAGGGAGGAAAGGAAGGCGTACCAATGTCGAATTGGAGAGGTCCATCGTAGATCTCTCTTTTCCAACGGGTAGGCTGACCACGAAAGTCCCATGCATCTTCGATCCAGTTCGAAACGATATGGTGGTTAAAAGCCATAACAGGCGAAATCACCTGCTGTTTCGTACTGGTAAAATCTCCGCCAATATCACTTGGATCGTCCAAAACAGCCCCGTATGCCAGCACATCGCTGGCCGACGGAACATTGTCTGGACGGCCCCAAGTGGGGTGGCTAGTGGACACAGTCACCTGTGTCCCTCGCAGGGTACCAGGCCAGCTCAAAAGAGCTGTCTGGTCGGCCGGAGGCTTAGGGAGCGGTGAAACGCCCTTATACTCCGTCCGGTTCGTTCCCCGTACACCGGTATAACCGCTGTACAGGTCACGACGTTTTACCTGTGAGCCCAATAAGCTCCCTTCAGTTCCTGGGGGTTACCCCCCAATTCCTCCCCCCGCACTTACGCGACGACGCCAGAAGACGCCGGCGCAGAGAGTGGAGGGAAGAGTGTTACACTGCGCCAGGGTCCCCCTTGCGGGGG